CCCACCAATCGCCTTATGCTCTACCTTACCGCCCTTTTTAAAGTGCGACATGGCTTTCTGACGCTCATGCATAGAAGGCTTCTTAGGCGACTCACCTGTGGCAGCTTCCGTGTGATGACCGTGATGGGCCTTCAGTGAAGCGCTAGGGAATTCTTGAAAATGCATAGGCTTATGGCCTGCATGTTCATCATGTCCCTTAGCCTTGACTTTCTTGGATGCAACATGTCCACCCTTCTTCAGCTTCAAAGAAACTGAAGGTTCACTGGTTTCCATCTTGACCATCGGCTTAAATTCACTCATTTCATAACCTCTTTCGGTTAATTAGAGGGGCAAAAGCCCCATCTAATTTTAGGACTGAGTAACGCCCAATGCGTGCTGACGATCAGCATACGGACCAACCTGAACACCCGTCAAATACACCGGGATAATCAATCGATTGGTTCCATTAGATGCCGTACTAGGCTTGTATGTACCGCGAACATCTCCGGTAGAGCTAGACGACGGCGTGACAATAGCAGCAGTAAACGTGCCCGTATCATTAGCAATCGACCCAGCCCATCCAATGTCTGCAATATAGCCGCCATCAATTACGCACACAGGGATACCAAACACATCACTAGTACCAACAGTGATAGCACCAGTAGTGCCAGCACTCACAGAGATGGACAAGATATCTTTGAATGCCTTAGTCGTCGTGACGGTAGTTGCACCAACAGGTCCTGCAATGAATTGCGTCATCGGCTGTCCATACACATCATATCCGCTAATCGTATAGTTAGCGGCTGTCGTGCTTGCAGTACCAGTGATCGTAACTGCGCGAGGCACATCAAGACGAACGACCGTTTGACCGTAAGTATTGATAAAACTCTGCGTAGACGTACCAGCAGTCAATACCAGACTACCAGCCGAAGCCGGCGTCTGAGAAGCAGCAATATTGTTGGCAACAATAGTTTGCGGAACAATGTCATAAACATAGACACGACCAACAGGACCGATTCCAAGGCTCATAGGAGCAGGATCAGGGTTCATAGTCGGATTAAACGTCAGAGACGCAGTAAACCCAGAACCAGTTCCAGTCAATGCAGTGCTGTTACACGTTCCAAACGGGAAATCACCAATATACCGGCCAGTATCATAGAACGTGACGCTAGTAACTGCACCAGTCGTGACCGTGGCGACCTGAACAATACAGGGATAACCACCACCACCATTAATGCGAACATAGTCGCCAACGTTATAGGATGCGCCACCAGCAACAATATTTACAGCACCAACAGTGCCATAAGTATTGATATTGGTGGTAGTACCCATATACGTCTGAGCCGGACCCAAAAACAGATCATCCGAAAATTGCGGCATGATCAAACTCCTTTTCTAGAGTATTTACTGTGTTTAATGTAGTTGGGCGACTTTATAGCCGCCCATTTCGCCAGGATTAAGCTCCAGGCGTACCCCACATCGCACGCCAGTCAGTCCAACCCACTGCATAACGCTCGGTTGCCTTGTAACGCATGGAATCGGTTTCAAAATCACCTTCCATGGTCTTCTCAAGACGACGACGCATCAGCAGCTTCATACCTTCAGGCGCATCCGTTTGGACGAACCATGCGGTATTGCTGGTCAGGCGCGACAGAACGGCAGCACCTTCGTCCAGCAACCCGATAGACTTAATCGGGTTGATGTCGTTGTTGGCGTTGCCAGTACGCAGAACCGACTTCAGCAGAACTTCAGCTTGGAAGACATTGCCAGGAGCCACCACCAATTGGCGGGGAACCAGACGGATATTCTTGCCAGTGTTATCTTGAGCAGAGCGAATTTGAATCAGCATCTGTTCAAGAGAAGTTTGCGAAAGCACAGCAGCAGTATTAAGCTGATTGCTCTGGACACCGTTAACAACCGGGTGAGCAGTACTAATCAGCGAAACGCCATCGCCACCAACATACGCACTGTTAAAGCCCGTATTAAGGATGTTGGCACACAGCAGTTCCTTGGTTTCCACCATCGATTGAGCCAGATGTCGTGCATACACTTGACCCAAGCGAATATGGTCGCCATCTTCCACAAGAACTTTTGTCAGTGCAAATGCAAGACCATAGAC